GGGCCCCTTGCCTCGGCCCAGACCACCAGGTCGTAGATCATGCTGACCAGATTGTCCGAACCGGCTATGGCCGCCAAACTCTCGTCCAACTGAAACTTAAGCATCTGGGCCAGCGCACCCTTGGTGGGGAAGGCCGAACCCAGCGCAGCGGCGAAGTCCCGTCTTATCTCCATTATCTCAGCCGAGGTACGGGCTATAGTTATCAGACGCTTGGCATTGTTACCTGTCTTCTCCGCTGCCCCCAACGTCTGCAGTAACATATCGGTTAGCTCGGCGTTCTTCCTCTCCTCTTCATCTCGCTGGCGCTGCACATCCTTCAACTGGGTGTTTAAGAGGCGCACCTGTATCTCAACTTCACGGGCCGGTCTAAACAACCCGGCCACGAGCAGTAGCGTCAAGAGCAGCAGCACCGCCCCGGCTCCGCCCACAAACCACCAGTATCCAGGCACATCTGCCTCGACCTGTAACCACACCCCCCATAAGTATAGCACTGCTCATGACCCCATCCTTTACTCAGCGGGCAGCGGATTTACGTGGCACTTCGCTACTGTTGCGGTCCAGGTCAACCACATCGTTGTCCCCACCCGTTACCATGAACTGTCGGGCATGTTCGGCGCAGGTGGCATGGCCGTTGACCAGTTTGCGTGCAGCCTTAGGGCACTGGCTCTCGCCGTTAAAGTAGGTACAACTAATTTGTTGTTTCGGCTCGTCCATCATGGTCTCCTTAAATGGGCGGGAACAAGTCCCGCAGTAGCTCGGCCTCGCGGTGTGCTATCTCCTGATACCCTGCGCCCGTGGGATGGGTGCCGTCTGCGCCAATCCAGCCCAGAGCGGGGTCACGCAGTAGTTTGCGCTCGTCCAGACCCAGCCTGGCGTAGTAGAGACGGTCCACCACCTCGGTAATCCAGACGGCGATCACGTCGTCTGCGCCACTGGGCCAGCCTGGGTCGGTGCCCGAAGGAATGGTGACAATCACCTTACATAATGGCCAGGCAGCATGTACCATGTCCAACCCGTCCAGCATGTTGGCCTGGAAGGTGGCCTTCAGCGCCGCCTCATTGACCATGCCTGGTTCGCCACGGTGGTTGGTGCCCAGCTTCCAGTAGTAGACGTCGGGGGTAAGCCCGGTGTCCACCACCTCGGCTATCTTAGCGGGCAGCGTGGTAAGCCAATCGCCCACCTCACGCCCTCCGGTAGCGTCCACCTGAATGAAGTGCGCCCCGGCCCCGCGTGTTATTTCGGCGTACCACTCGAACCACACTTCCCAACTGCACATGGTGTGGCCCACGATGGGGAAGTCCTCCGGGGTGGGGTCCAGCACCACCGATTTACTGTCACCCGCCACCACGCACAGCAGCCCCTTGGTGCCTTGCGCCGGCGGTATGACCGGCACAGCACCCAGACGGTAGACCGCCAGAGCGCTGGGGATGGCCGAACCTGCTGCCAGTGACCAACCTTTAGCCCCGGCGTTAAAGGCGTCACCAGTGGAGTGCAGGGCTATAAGGCTACCGGGCATGAACTGCGCATGAACCTCGTCACCCTCCCAGCGCACCGACAGACGATGTATAGCGCCAGGGGCCACCACGTAGGTCTGCACGTCTTTGGCCACAGGCACCCCGGCGTTGAAGTAACCGATGGACGCCTGGTCCAGGTTCTCCGAAGCCCTGACAAACCAGTAGCTGTCGGGGGCACTCTGGCGGAAGCGTATCTCCGCAGTTGAGCCGCTAACCACATCCAACTCCACCGACAGCGCCCCGTCGCCCTCAGGCAGTGTGCCTGCCTCGGTGGCGGAGGGGCGGGGATTGCGGTAGTAGGTGGGGCCGTTGATAAAGGACCACGGCCCACCCAAATCGAACATGCCCAGCGGCTTCACCTCGACTGCACCACTGTAGGCAAACTGCCACTTTACGGGAGTGGCCGTATTGAAGTCGCCCGTGTCATGCATCTGCGGCGCCCACATGAACTTCCAGGGGTGGAGGTTGGTGCGGTAATAGATGGTCGAGCCGGTCACCGCCAGCACTATGGCCAGATGGTACTCCAGCGTGGGGTCATGGGCTATGCCGGTAGTGAGTGAGCCGCTGCCCTGGAAGACCGAGAACACCCCGGAGCCTGCGTTGACGCCCGTGCGCACGACGAAGTCATCGGTGGTGAGCGACCAGCCCGCGCTGAACGATGCACCCTTGACCGGGGACAGGATGAAGCACACACCTGGCTCACGGCCCACGAACTCACCAGACAGCACCGGGTCATGCAGACTGGTGGCGGCACTGTCGGCCACCAGACGCCTGCGCTCCACACGGTACTTGTTGGAGGTGTCGTCGATGGTCATGTGGTCGGCTGATTGCAACTCACTGTAGTCGGGTGCAGGGGTCAGTGTGTCCGTCTCGAAGTAGAACGGACCGTCGAAACTGTCGGCCAGGACAGAGCCGGTGGCGTCGTTCAGGTCAGCCAACAGGTCGGCGCTCATGTTGTTAAGGTCGGAGAATACGTCATCCTTGAGGGTGCCGTCGTCCTCCATACTCACCGATAGGCGATTGGTCAGCGACCCGGCGCTGCCCGCCGAGTTGGCCAAATCGGTCCAGATCCAGGCAGGCACGGCACTGGGCAACGGCGTGGCCGGGGCTGTGGCCCCCTTGGCTGCCCACATGGCATATATGTCGAAGTCTGCCGTGCCTGCGGTGCGCTGCACATAGACGTCGGCACGGGTAACCGTGCTGTTGGGCGGGGTAATGTTCTGGTTCAATAGGGTGACGGCCACCCCGTTGGGGGTCTGGGTGGGACCGGCCACCACGCTGCCCACCACACCGAGGTCGTTGTACCAGGCCACCACCAGGCGCAGGGTGACCCCCGCCGCTGCCTTAACCCTGGCGGCAAATGATAGGGCGTCGGTGGTCAGTAGACCGGCCTCATCCAGCCACATGAACTTACCGCCACTGTCGGTTACGTTATGCACCACCAGCGTGGGGAAGCCGTAGGGGCTACGGGTGGGGTTGGTGTCACGGGCCATGTTCTGGGGGGTGTGCCAGCGCTCCCGGCTATCCTCATAGGGCGGGGCCGTGTACACCGAATAGGTGTCGGGCATACGGTTGAGCGCAGTTCCCCCCAGCAGGGCCACCTCGGCCTCCAGCGCTGCTCTGGCTGATGCTTCGGCGACGGAGTGAGCGTCCAGGTCGGCCACCGAGGGGGTGGGCACGGCAGAGGTTATGTGGCCGGTGACGTTGACAGTGAACGCACCGTAATCCGCCGGCGTGACGCCACTGGGCAGATGGGTGACGGTGACGGTGCCGTCACCCTGCACCACAAGGATCGGTACGTTGCCGCTCCAGATGCCACCTGCCTCGCCGGTGTTGTCCTCGCCGGGGTAGAGGTCGCTGACGTCAACGGTGGTGCCCGCAAGGCTCTCGGCCAATGTGAAGTACAGCGGCGGCACCCAGGGCGGGGTGGGCGGCACCGTGGGATGCTGGGGGTAGGCGGTCAGGCTGAAGTTGGCACCGTCCACCGGCAGTATGGGCACGCTGAAGTGGCCATACTGGTCCAGTATAATCATCACCCCCTGGGGCAGGCTTACTTCATCGTGGTCGGTGTCGTAGACTATGTCGTCTCTGGTCAGAAGTAGCTTGAAGCCCTCCAACGGATGGCGTGCTTCGTCCACGTAGGTGCCGGTCAGGGTCACCGGGTCCAGTGCTGCCATGAAGGTCGCTCCTTACACTCCGTCGTAGACCAGTGTATCACCAGTCACTGCCTTATACCACTCTTCCGCCGTCCTCTTGTACCCCCGATGCCCTGGATGCGTGCCGTCCACGGTCGCTATCTCCACGCCCCCACCAGTGCCAGTGTAGGTGCCGGCGGGGTCGTAGACCCAGGTGGACGTGGCAATATCGAAGGTGTAGGGCAGGAAGGTGCGCTCGTCGATGCCGGGGAAGCACACGCCGGGGTTCTCCAAAATCAATTCCTCCACCCAACTGTTGATGCGGTCATCGCCCGTGGGGTTGCCCCTGTGCCACATTCTGGCCAGGTAGAACTCTATATGCTCCTCCGGCCACTTGTTCTTGATGGCGTCGATGATGCCGGTCTGGAACTGTGTCTTCCAGGTGGTCTTGTCGGCGTCGGTCAAATTGCTGTCATTGACGGTCAGGTTGATCAGCACCTTCTGTGGTGTGTCGGTGGCCGCATCCAGGCTGTCGGGGATGTTGGTGGCGAAGGTGTCGTCGATGATGTTCGAAACCTGTATGCCACCCTGAGCGGTCTGGTTGGGGCGGGCGTTAGCCCCGGCGCCCTGGCCTATGGCCCACAGATGGCGGAACATGTAGTTGTATCCGGACAGCCCACCTGCCTGGTCGGTGTCGGTGGAGCCTACGGTCTTACTGTCGCCGATGAACCAGAAGTTGGTGGCGTGCTTACCGGTCTTACGGGGCATGGCGCTGCCGGGGACGTATAGCGGCAGCACACGCACTCTGGTGGCTGGGCTGTTCTCGGCAGGTAGACGCCAGCCACCCTCGGTCAGGTTGAAGGCAGCGGTGGTGTAGTTAAGGCGTGCGGTGTTGGTGCCGGAACATATGGCGTCTATTCTGGCCCCTCGCCAGCGCACTGCAACTCTGGAGGTGCCCCCGGTGGTAGAGAGGGTGGGGTTGGTGGTGGCTCTGATGGCGAAACCGCCGCCCAACGCCGGATTGTATTCGATCAGGTCCATCGCATTGGACCCCTGGGTCAGGCGCAGCACCCAGCAGTTGGCGGCATCGGTGTAATGGAAATAGATGTTCACCACGTCACTTGTGGTGAAATCGTAGTTGGCGGCGATGAAACCGTCCACCAGACCGGTGCCGGACTGGGGCAACACTGGCCTGACGTGGAAGTAATTGGCCAGCGAGGCGAAGCGACTGAACGCACCACCCAGATAGATGGCTTCGACGCTCTGCATGTTCAGCCCACCAGAGTGGTTGATGACGAAGCGGCCCGGTGACACACGGTTAAGGTTGCCGTTGTCGTTGAAGTTCTCGTTCCACAGCAGTGTCGGCTCGGTAAAGGCACCACCCTTGACGTAGATGTTGGCCCCGAAGTCGGCCACTATAATCCAATACTCGTACTCGGTAGAGGAGGACAGGGCGTTCATCGGCCCGATAGTAGCGGCGTTTTGCAACACCCGCCAATCGTTATTGGCGAACAACTGAAAACCGGAGCGAATGATGGTGAAGGCGTCGCTCTCGTTGGCGAAGCCTGCTTTGACCAGACCCGTATTGACGAAGTGCAGGCAGTAGCCGGTCACCCGCTCGAAACTGCTGTCGTCCAGGTCCATGATGTAGACGTAGGGGTTGGCGAAGGCAGTGGTGTGGGTGGTGGCGGTCAGTTTGCTGGAAGCTATGCTGTACTTGGAGCCACTGTCCGAGCCTTGCAGTTTGCCCCATGCCCCGGCCTCCAGATGGGGGAAGACAATTGGGGAACTCTCCGCCTGGTCGAAGCGGAAGGGGCCGACCATCCAGTCGTACACATTCCAGTAGAACGTGGCCGTGCCGCCCTCGTCGGTGGTTTCGGTGTACACGGTGCCGTTGATGGTGGCATTGACCGGGGTGTTGGGGTCCAGGCCATGCACCAGTATCTTGTAGGCATCAATGTAGTTACTGCCAAGCAGGGTAACGGTGAAGATGCGCCCGGTGATGTTGTAGACCAGCGTGGCCTCATCTGCCGTGCCCTGTCCTGCGGCCAACCATAGCTCAATAGCTTTGGCCGCCAGGAACCCCTCCACTCTGACCGTCCCGGTGTCCGGTATCGCCCAGGGGGCGTGGCTCATGGCTGCGATACTGTTGTTCCAGTCAGCCTCGCTTATCTGGGCACCGGTTCCTGCGTCCGGGCGCTGCTGCAGATAGCGCACCGTGTCACCGGTATTACTGGTATGAGGGGTTGCGAAATTGGACAACCCGGCAGTGGTCATGGCTGCGGTGAAGCGGCTGGACTGGTCGGGCGGCACCACGGTGTTGGCCAAATCGTGGTAGGTGCGCAGATAACCACCAGTGTAGTTGCCTGCGGCCAGACGGTGCTGGCGGGAAGCGTAGGCGGTGGGCATGGTGGTGGGGGTGCCGCCCACCATGTTGGCTATGGCGGTGCGACCGGCCACGTACTCCTGATACCAGCCGTAGGTGGGGTCGCCGCCAATGTCCGAGGGGGACCAGTAGGAGATAATCTCAGCGAAGTAGTCGGGCAGCTTGACTGCTGCGGCGAAACCGGCACCGGAGCCGTAGTCCACCAGCGATTGGTAGACCCTATGGGCTGCTCTGGGGAACTGTACCCTTAGCGCATCCAGCGCATCCTTTATATCATAAATCTCCCTGCCGTCGGCGTCGGCCAGCCCCCCTGCGCCATTACGACCACGCAGGCCCACGGCCATTACCACCATACCGTAGCCAGCCAATCTCTTCAGTATATCAGCGGTGAAGTAGGTCTCGCTGAAGGTGAAGTCATGTATGGCCACCAGCACAGGCAGGTAGCGCCGGCCAATGGGGTAGGCCACCGTGGCATGAAGGTCTTCGATGGAGGGGTCGATGCTGGAGGAGTAGACCATGTCCTGCACCACCTCGCCACCAAGGAAACGGTCCACGGTGGGAATGGTCTGGATGGTGATGCGGGCGATGCGGCTGGTGGTGTCGGAGAGGCCCATGTACATGCCATGTTTGGTGCCGTTGACCCCCAGCACCTCAAACTCATCGTTGGTCAGTGACACACCCACCACGAACTGGTCATCCACTATGACCTGTACTTCACGGTCCACCACCACCACCCGCATCAGGTAGGTCTCACCGTGTGTCAGTGGGAAGTCCACCGAGGCCAGCACCTTACCAACGTTACCGATGTGCCTGACAATGCGCACCACGCTGACCCCGGTGCTGTCCACCAGCGTGAGACAGGCGTGCATATGGTTGGGGTTATCCACGAAGCGGAAGGCCAACCCCACCTCACTGGTGGCCTGGGTGCCCAGTATAATCGGCGCCTGTATGTCCACGTTCCATCTGGCTGTCTGGGTCACCGCCCAACTGGCGGCATAGGGCACCGGGCTGTAGGCCATGCCGTCGTCCAGACCCCATACGTTACCGCCAGGGGAAGTGGTCCACACCTGACCATTGGGCATCGACCCCAGGCTGGTGCTGGAGTCGGTACGGTCGTAACTGTCTGCGGCACCAACCACCGACAGGTCGATACGCACTCCCAGTGCCGTGTCTGCGGCGGTGCGGTTGGTTGTCTCGGTGGCAATAGCGGCGGTGTTGGTGTCGGCGTGGCTGTCCACCTCGTTAATGGCCGCCACCAGGGAGGTCTTAACCGTGGTGGTAAGGGAGGCGAGGCTACCCTCTACCCCGGTGGCACGGGCTGTCTCAGCCGTTATGGCGGTAGCATTGGTGTCGGCATGGGCGTCCACCTCGTTCACTGCAGCCACCAGAGTGGTCTTGTCGGTGGTGGTGAGGGAGGCCAGGCTACCCTCGACCCCGGTGGCACGGGTGGTTTCTGCCGTTATGGCGGTAGCGTTGGTGTTGGCCTGGCCCTTCACCTCATTAACAGCAGCCACCAGATTGGTTTTATTGGTGGTGGTAAGGGACGCCAATGTACCCTCAACGGCAATAGCTCTGGCCTCTTCGGTATTGACGTCGTTGGTGCGATTGGTAACCTCTGCGGCTATGGCTGCGGTGTTGGCGTCGGCATTGGCGTCTACTTCGTTGACCGCCGCAACCAGATTGGTCTTATTGGTGGTGGTGAGAGACGCCAGGGTGCCCTCTACGCCCTTGGCCCTGTTCTCCTCGGCATCAACATCGGCGATGCGGTTGGTGACTTCGGAAGCCAGCCCTGCGGTTGAAGTGTCGGCATGGCCATCCACCTCATTTATGGCAGCGGCAAGGCTGCTCTTGTCGGTGGTGGTAAGGGAAGCCAGGGTGCCTTCTATACCCTTGGCCCTGCTCTCTTCGGCATCAACATCGGCGGTGCGGTTGGTTATCTCGGAGGCGATCCCTGCGGTGTTGGTGTTGGCCTGGGCCTTCACCTCATTGACCGCAGCAACCAGATTGGTTTTGGCGGTAGTGGTCAGTGAAGCCAATGTGCCTTCAACGCCGATGGCCCTGGCCTCTTCGGTGTTGACGTCGTTGGTGCGGTTGGTTATCTCGGCTGCCAACCCGGCAGCATTGGTGTCGGCATTGGCGTCCACTTCGTTGACAGCGGCCACCAGATTGGTTTTATTGGTGGTGCTAAGCCCGGATAGTGCGCCCTCTACTCCTGTGGCCCGCACCACCTCTGCCGATATGGCGGTGTTGGCAGCATCGGCATGGTTGTCCACCTCGCTGATGGCCCCGACCAGATTACTCTGGTTGGTGGTGGTGAGGTTGCCCAGCAGCCCCTCGACCCCGGTGGCACGGGACTGCTCCGTGTCCACATCGGCGATGCGATTGGTTATCTCAGTGGCCAGCCCTGCGGTATTGGTGTCGGCGTGGGCGTCCACCTCATTGATGGCAGCTACCAGATTGGATTTCTGCGTGGTGGTGAGAGCGGACAGGTCGCCCTCTGCGGCCATGGCACGCTCGGCCTCGGCTGCGATGGCCCCGGAGCCACTGTTGGACTGGCCCTTCACCTCGTTAATGGCCAGCACCAGATTGTCCTTGGCCGTGGTGGACAGGTTGCCCAGCGTACCTATGGCGGTGGAGTTGGTGTCGGCATGGGCGTCCACCTCGGTTATGGCGGCCACCAGATTGAGCTTGGTGGTGGTGGACAGTAGACTGAGGTCGCCCTCCACACCCTTTGCTCTATTCTCCTCCGTGTCCACATCGGCGATGCGGTTGGTTATCTCCGACGCAAGCCCTGCGCTGTTGGTGTCGGCGTGGCTGTCAACCTCATTGATTGCCGCTGCCAGCGAGGTCTTGACGGTGGTGTTGAGCGAGGCTAGCGTGCCCTCCACCCCCGTGGCTCTGGTTATCTCCGCCGCCAGCCCTGTTGTGGAAGTGTCGGCGTGAGCGTCCACCTCGTTAATGGCCGCCACCAGATTGTTCTTGGCGGTGGTAGTGAGTAGGGCCGGGTTGCCCTCTACCCCCAGCGCTCTGGCCTCCTCGGCGTTGACGTCGTCGGTGCGTGCCGCTGTCTCTGCGGCGATGACCGCAGCGTTGGTATCGGCATGGTAGTCCACCTCGTTGATGGCTTCGACCAGGTTATTCTTCTCGGTGGTGGTGAGGTTATTAAGGTCACCCTCTGCGGCCATGGCCCTGGCTGTTTCAGCCGCTATGTCGGCCTCAAGCTCGTCCAAGATGGCTTGCAGCCCCTCGGAGAAGTCAAGCGTGACCACCGACCCCTGCTGGAATATGTCGATCAGGTCGCTCTGGGAGACGATACGAGTGACCCCATAGCGCTGCTCACCCGACTGATGGGGCCACTGGGCATAAAGGTCCACCGGGCTATCGTCCAATGGAGGGTCGGGCACGGAGATACGCCACACTTCGGGGTCGGCCCCGTTCACCGATTTGCGCACGAAGGCCGAGGCACCCTGGACGTTCAGGTGCAAATACTCGGTCGAGGGCAGGCGCACTGTACCGTAGCCCATGACGTCCAGGTTGACCCTCTTCCACACCGGAGTGTAGGTGCTGCCGGGGTCGGTCAGGTCGTACAGCCCCCTGCTGATGCGGAAGTCGTAGGTTCCCGTCGAGGGGGTAACCTCGTCCAGCATGTCGGTAAACTCGATTGTGGTGTATTTCAGTGCCATAGCTTAACTCTCCGCTTGCCATTCATAAAGGCGACCGCACAGCTGATTGATATACTGGGTTGTATCGTTCTCAAATCCTGGAGCATATACATGGATGGCCTGCGAGATGGTCAGACCACGATAGATGTTGCGAAACCACAGGTCCATCTCGTCCAATGCACCGTCGGTCCAGTTGGCGTAGGCACCGAACACACCGCAGCAAGCGGTGGTCCACGAGCCTATCTGCCGCCCCCAGGTCTGCCGGCGAATGTTACCCACATTGTACGCCCCGTCCATCTGGGCCGGGTTGCTTCCAACCTCGCTCTCCTTGACCACGATGGCCAGCCAGAAGGCCATGTTCAGACCCTTCAGCACACCCGTGTCGAAGTACCAACCACCCACATGTTCGTCCAACAGTGGGCTGTTGTAGGAGGTCATGATGGCGGTGAACAGGTCTTGACTGATGGTGGTGGGGCCGATTATCTGAAAATCTGCGTCGCAGTTGCCGCTGCCACCACCACCGCCACCGCCACCGCCACCAGTCTCAATGTCCGAGCCGGACAGGTTGAACATACGGGGGTCCAACCCCATGGCGCTGACGTTGGGGCCGGGGTAGGAGTGGGTGGTTAGCTCCCACACCCCGGTCTGCACCTCGTAGTTCAACTGCTCCCAGGCCGTAAACGGTGGCTGGGCAATAGAGGTGATACCTTGCGTGCCCGGTTCCTTACCCAGCAGGATGTGAACGTACTTGCCATAGCCCCAGGCCGCACCCAGATGGGGATTGGCTATCCATGAATGGGTGCTGACCGTACTCCAGCCGTGGGGCTGATTGGTGTGGTCCAACTTCTTGAGGACAACCAGTGCTTCGGGCACCTCCACGATGGGGGCATAGACGTCACCCTGCACCTTGCACAGTGGACCGGCGTAGCTATCGTTGGTGGCAAAAGACAGTGCCACTTCCGGCTCATGGCGGCCCTCGGCCAATGAGTAGATGACAGCGGCGTTGCCCCCATCCACCGTGTCATGGGACGAACCATGCTGCTTGGGGTTGGCGCTGTAATAGGCGAAGTCGTCGGTCTGCACCACCCAGAAATGGGGGCTGTCCCAGCCCTGCTCGGCTATGGGCGGTGAGAGCAAAGAGTAGGGGCTATGTATGGCCACGATAGAGTTCCATGCCGCCAGCGTCGATGGTTCCTCCCCTGCCACCAACCTTATCAGGGCCACGCAGGCAGACACAGGTTGGCCCTCAAGGTCCAGTGCCACCTCCTGCTCACCCTGCAGGTACATCCTGACCAGAGCATACCAGTCCCCCAGCGGATTGGTCAGGGGGTCGGCGCTGTCCATCGACCAGAAGTTGACGATGCGACCGTAGCCTATAACCCCGTAACCCACAGGCTGATATCCCAGCAGCGCATATGCTGCCTCTGCCGCAGCCTGATTATCGTAGGTAATAGTGATAAAGGGGTTAAACGGTCGCACCCCCAGGTCGGGTAGTATACCGAAGCCACCCCCACCACTACTGGTCAGGGAGCCACGGTAACCATAGCCAAAATTATGCGGGGGTGCGCCGCCGTCGTCGATAAGGTGGGGGGTGTTGGTGCGCAGCAGCCAATCATCGGCGTCGCCCTCAATGGTCCAGGTGCCGTTGGGCATACTCACTTCGCCGATGACACCACGTTCGGTCAGTACGTAGCCGTGGGTGCCGTCGGTGGGCTTGGCCCTGATCAAGATGGGATTGGGGGTGGCATCGTGGGTCATCGGTGCCAGCGTCGGACCCCAGACCCAGCCACTAATGGTGTTGTCCCAGTATAGGGGATGGTAGGGCTGGCCCACGTCGGCCCTGTCGCTGCCGCACAGCCAGCGCTGGCCCATGGCGTAGGTGGTGTGTTCGGCGAAGTAGGGTGCGGTGCGCAGGCGTCCGGTGGCGGAGTGCGCCGGCACATTGTACTTCCAGTCCGAGCGCACCTGGCCACTGACCGCTTCAGGGTAGAAGGTATCGGCCCTCTCCAGGAGTGCTATTTGTGACGCACGAGGACGAGGGCTGAAAAGCTCACTCTTCATGGCTCAGCCACCGGCCTTACTATCTTGAACAAGAGGCGATGGGGATTGGCCTCACTGCACAGGATGCCGTACTTGGAGGTGCCGTTGGTGCCCTGGACTATAAGGGCCACCTTGTCATCCGGATAGATGGTGCAGGGGGTGGCCGAGGTTATATTTGTCTCGGTGGTAACGGTGCCGTCGCCCTTACGTATCTTCAGCGACAGGCTCACCCCTGAGCCGGGTGGGAAGACGAAGTCCGTACCGGCCAACTCCGTCTCCACAATCAGGGTGGAGATAAACACCAGAACCGGTGGATGGGGCAGGGTGAAGGTGTCGTCGAAGGTGACGTCGGAGTAGCCGTAATGGTAGGGATGGTCGAACCCGGTCACGTCGAACCAGTTGGCCAGGTCACCATGCTCGTCGGTGGAGGGCAGCATGGGCTGGGGCATAGGCGTAACGCCTGGGCTGGGGCGACGGGGCGGGGTGGCTATATTCTCAGCGGAGAAGTTGTAATCATGGTCGCCCACCGGCATACCATCCTGGGTGACATGGGAGCGGGCAATCGAGGTGGCTATACGCATGTTGGCGGCATAGTCGTCCTGGGCGATAATGGAGTTCTGCTGCGTGGAAGTGGGGTTTCCCGTGAACTGGCTGCCCGGTGCGAAGTTGGGGTTGATGAAGTTGAAGCCCGAACCACGGGGGGCACGCTTAACCCCGGCCAATAGTAGCTCCAGCGATGGCTTGGACAATATATCCTGGACGCTGAGATGCTCCTCACCAAGGGTCACATGGAACAGGTTCTTGATGCCGGTAGAGTTGACCGAGGTCACCGGGAATATGCCACGGGTATCTGTGGCCTGACAGATAAGGTCCACTATCTGGCCCTTGCGCACCGGGGCATAGGTGTCCAACGTGATGGTCAGTTGCTCATCACGCAGGGCGGTCTGGACCATCTTAGCCAATAGCTCAGCTGCCGGATTGTTGGTGACCTGGCTGTTCACAATCATCAACTGCCAGCCTGGGACCACCTGCCAACGGGTGGGGTACAGTCCCAGGTTGGTGGCGTTACGGGCATAGACCCGGCGGTACAACTCTTCCTGCGTGGCCTCATCCACATGGGAGACGTCCGAGCCGATGCCGAACACCTCAACCACGTCCGCCAGCGAGGAGGCGTCCCACTTCTCGTTGTAGTTGAAATAGCCCCACTCGTTGAGGGCATTGGGATGGTCACGCAGGTTCCAGTCGGTGGCCTGCGGGCGGTTCAGGTCACGCAGGCTGAACTCCGGTATGATGCGGTTCCCCGATGCCTTGGGCATCAAACTGTAATGGGGACGGACGCTGTCGTTCACCAGACGGGCCATGTCGCACACCAGGTCCACGCACTCCCTCAGGGAGTGGCGCTCCATCTGCCCCAGCACCGAGGTGGAACGGGGCCGGGTGTCCTGCTCAAATAGTATCTCGTTAAAGATGGGGTCGATGGCGCCTATGGCCACGTCGGGCAGGAAGCGCTTGACCAGGCCATTGAAGGGGGTGATGCCCACCAACCATTCGGCAGCACTGTTGCCGGGTGGGAACCCGTCAATGACCGGGTCACCGGGCAGAACGACCGGTATGTGGTATTCACGGAAGACCAGATGTGGTGCGCCGAAATTGATGTAGACAGGGTCGTAGGGGTAGCCACGGACGTTGGTGGTGTCCAACAGGTGGGTGTAGTCCACCAGGTTCAGGCGGTAGCCCACCTCGCCCTCGGCACCCGACTGGGCCTGACCCTCCACGTCGCGGGAATTAATGATGCCGGAGTACAGCGGGTGGGTAGCGTCCTGTATCCAGGTGCCCTCGTTGCGCCAGCCCACCCAGACCTCCTGCTTGCCACGCAGGGTGTACAGGTAGTTAAGGGCGTAGGGTATGGACAAATAGACCATGGTGCCGTCGCCGTCGTCGGCATTGAGGTTACTGTCCTCCAAATGGAAGTGACGGCTAACGTCCTGCTCGAACACGTTGCCCTCGGCGTCATAGGTGGCGATGATGGCCTTGTGTTCTTCCATCAGTTAATTATGGCCCTCCCCACATGGCCCCGCACCACCGGGCTTTTCATGGCGTTAATGACCATCTTCTCACCACAGCCGGCGCAGATGCCGTAGGGGGTGTTAGACGTGTTGGGGCTGTAACTGTCACCCATCATGGGCATGGGAGCAGGATAGACCTTGGGTCCGCCTGGGGTCAGGGTGGTGGAACTGGTCCATGTGCTGGAGGAGAAGCCACCCTTGCCATAGGCTGCCTGCTCCTTGTACCACTCCCTTAGCGCATCGGTGGTCATGCCGTTGGGCAGGGATATTTGACCACCCATGTCCACTGCGCTCATGTTGCCGTGGCTGTCATAGGCATAGATGCGCTTGGGGTCCAGCCCTGCGGCGGTGGCCACATCCTTGGGCACCACGGCGTCGTTACCGGGGACAAACTTGCGGTACTGGTTATACAGGTCGCTGCCGATCAGCATCTGGTCCCCCAACTCCCTTATGGCGTCGGACAGACCCCTTATCTCGAACTCCAAATCTTCATAGTGACGGGTCAGGTCACTGCGCTGCTGCTGCAGTGCGTCGATGCCGGACTTGTTGATGTTGGTGGCGATCATCAGCGTCAGGTCACGACGCTGCGAAGCCAAACGGGCCTCCAAATCGGGCAGCGCCTCGCCGGCGCTACGGCCCTCGGATGAGGCAATATCAATGGCCAGGCGCTGCTTGGCAGCAAGATCCTTCTCGGTAGCATGGATGCCGCTGATGGCGTCTTCCAACGACTTCTGCTGCTGCAACAGCTCGTTGGATTTCTGCAACTTCTCGATGCGGTCGTCCAACGTGCGCAGGGCCAACTGCTCCTCGCGGCGCAGCCTGGTCAGTGCGTCGTTGAGGTCGTCCACCGCCTTTGAGGTGGAGAATATGGCGTTTCCCCATTCGTCATCGCCCAGGAAGCCCAGACCCTCGCTCATCTTCAGGCGAAGGTCTTCCAGGTCGTTGGCTGCTTTATTTATATCGTCACCTGGAAGGAATGAGTCAGCCAGGTGAAAGTCCTTGAAGGTTACCGCCAGACCGTGCATGGCTACCAGACCGGAGGATAGTGCCATTAAAGCTGCCAGCAGTGGTGGTTCCATTAACAGGGCGAATACATGGCCCAATAACTTCAGGTCATCACGCACCTGCGGGTCGTCCAGCATGGAGAACATCTGGTTAAGTTCTACTACTACCTCATTCTTGGTTTCCTTACCGAATATCTGCTGAAACTCCTGACCCAAACTCTGCAGGTTAGTGGTAACGCCCTCGAAGGTCATTTTCTGTATCTCCTCAAGGGCACCGAACATCATCTTTTCGCCCTTGACGAAGCCTTCGAAGAACATGGGTGCGGAGATCTGCTGCTTGAGCATCATCTCCCCCACCTCATGGGTGGTCTTGCCCCAGGCGATGGCCAGCATACGCAGGGCCGGTATCATGCGGTTGGAGAGTTGCTTACGCACCTCCTCGGCCTGGGCCACGCCCTTCTCCTGGATCTGGCCAAAGGCGGTGTAGACGTTGTTCACCTGCTCCTGGGTCAGCCCTTGAGCGTTGGCCACCGTGGTCAGACTTTTCATGACAGGAATTACCTGCCTGACCGACATACCTGCGGAGAGCATACGACGCTCGGCATCGGCCATGTCGTAGAAGTTGGCCCCGGTGTCGTAAGCGGCCTTACGTGTCTCGTCCAACTGCTTATTGCCCTGCTCCAGAGAGCCGAACATGTTGGAGAAGGAGCGCTGCAGGTTCTCCAGTTTGGCCGCCTGGGTTACCGTCTCCACCAGTTGTTGTTCCAGCGCTTGCAGACCTTGCGTTATCATGCGCAGTCCGAAGTACAACGCCTCGGCTACTATGAAGCGCTTGAACGTCTCGGCCAGGTTACCAATAGCATCGGCTGCTCCCTTGGCATCCTTGGGCTTACTCTTGGTTTCCTTGTCCACACCCTTCAGGGCTTGTTCTGCCTTCTTGGCCGGTCCGGGTAGCTCACCCAACTGTCTGGTCAGGGCAGGTAAGCCGCCGCCCCCGCCCTGCACCTTGAACATGTCGTCGAAGTTAGTGGTCCAACCCATGTCCAATTTCTGCGTGGGGCGGTCCTTGATATGGTTCATCGACTCCATGCGCCGCTGCAGCATGATGTATTCTTGTTCCAGGGTCTGGGCCGCCCTACGAGCGTCCTCTGCCGCCTGCTCCCACTGCTTCAGTTGCTGGGGGTCGCCTCCGATATGGGCATCGGCTATATCCCTGGCCTGCTGGGAGAGTTGCAGTGCATCCTGGTATTTCTGCTGCAGAATATCCAGGCTGTGCTGCACATCCTTGATCTCCTTGTTCAGGGCGGTCATGGAGGTGGCTACGCCCATATTGGCGGATACGCCTACGGCACCCATAGTCTGCAGCGAAGCTGCCAGGGCGGTCACGTCGGCGGCAGCCATCATACCGGTCGTTTCTATGTTAAACGACCCCCCGGATGCGGCATCGGCCTTTAGACGCTGCAGTGCCTGGTCAGCCAGGTCAAGCTGGGAGCGCAGGCTTTTTAGATTGGCTTCAGCCTGGGTTGCAGATTTGGTTAGTTCCTTGAGGGCTGCGGGGTCACCTCTGGAGCGGTTGAGAAGTTCCAGTATCGACTCCCACTCCTTGCGTGCCGCCCGTACCCTATTGGAAAGCTCCTCAAGGTTTTTCTGCGCCCTGGCGGTTGACTTCTCAAACCCATTCATGCCGTTAACCAGCGGCTGCATGGACTGAGCGCCCATACCGGAGAGGCGGGCCTTGGCCGTGCCCACACCGGCTATAGCACTGGCGGCACGGTCAGCCTCTCGTGTGACGCGGCGGAACTGGGAGCCTGTGTTCTCAAGGCCGCCCGACAGGTTCTCCTGGGTTGTGATTGTATAGCGAATGTCAGGCATGAAGAACCCCCTTGGGTGGCCTCATCTTCTCGCACACTATGCGCAGGTGGGCATAGCGGCTATCGAGTTCCAGCCGCCATGTGGGTATAGTGGGTTCCCCGGTGTACTGGCACCATAACTCCTGGGGATTGGAGTGGTAAAGTTGGGCCTGGGCATCACGCCACAGCCAGAAGGCGAAGTCGGGCGTGGGCGCTTCTACCCCTGTCTCGGTTTCAGCTCTGAACCAGTAATTAAAGACAGCGTCTTCAATAAAGGGCCGTTGAACGAGTTCTCCACCTCCTCACGCATATCTGAACCCACCAGATAGGACAGCACCGATGGGTCCAGCACCTTGAAACTGTCCTCGTTGCCCACGATGGGGCAGGGTTCGTCGAAGGTCCAATCTTCGATGGCGGCCACGATGTAAGCGGCCAGGCGCAAATCACGGCGGTAGATGAGGCGGGCGAACTCCCTTTTGTACTTCATCACCTCCCGTATCTGCTTCTGCTCGGCCACCTCGTACATGGGGTCGTCCTTACGGTCGTCCCACTCGGCGTAGAAGCTCTGCACCTTCTCATAGGAGGAGTTGGAGATAACCTCGCTGTCTGCCTCAATGTCGTCCAACAGGTCGGTCCAGTCCAGGTCGAGCGACTTGATGCGCCCGTCGAAGAAGCGCCAGCCCACTTTGGCGTAGTCCTCACCGAACATGTCGGGGTTGAGGTGATGGGCGTTGACGCTGACCAGCAGCGTTGAGCGGCGGCGGCTCTTGACCAGTTCCGGTCCCTTCAGGACCAATGCGGTAGTCATGTTAATCCTTAACTGTTGTAGGCAGCGCCCTTCGGGCCTTTGAGTTGCACCTCGGTGCCCGATAGCTCGGTGCCGTTATAGAGCAGCACCCCGCTCAGACGCTGGCGGGGGTCGTCCTGGCCCTTGTCGATGGAGCCACTGGTCCAGGAAGGGCGGGGCAGTTTCAGTACGAAGCTGTTGCCCACGTCACCTGGTATGCTGGCGGATATAAGCCAGGGGTAGATGGCGTTCTTCTTATAATCGGCGTAAAGCTGGTTGAGCAGGCCGAACGTTCCGTTGTGCTTGACCGGCATTGAACCGGCCACAACGTCCACCGTGCCGCTGACCTTGCCCTCGCTGAAACGCACCGGATTAACGTATAACGGGTCGGTGGAGGTGGGAAGGTCTGCTGCCACCGGGGTATTGTAGATGGGCGTTGCCGTGTTCAGCCAGTTGATGCGCCCCGATATGAGCGGCATATCCTGGGTGTTACGATTGAACACCGTGGCGGCGAAGGAGAAAACCTTGCCTGTGGTGGTGAAGGTGGGCACGGCCACCTCGGCATCGTCAATGGCGATACCCACCAGGGTGGCCTCATACAGCCAGCGGCCACCGGGCGACTCCAGTATCCAGGACAGGTTGGTGACCCGGCAGTCCTTGAGGCACTCCACGCCCATGGATGAACCGGGGAAGGTGCTGGAGGTCATCTGGCCATGGGAGAGTTGTACCGACAGCAGCGGCTGCCAGTTACTGATGTTGATGCGACCGGGGTTGAAGACGTGGGTGGAGGAGGCATAGGCGTCCGGACCCATGACCGACATAAGGAAGAAGCCCTGCTCGAAGCTATCCACGTAGCCACGAATGGTGATGCTGTCAACGCGGGTGGTGTCGTAGCTCTCCACCTCGCTCCAGCGGTGCCAGCGCTGGAAATCAGGGGTGTCGTGGGCTATCTCCGGGGTATGCTCCGGTGGGGCGGTCATCCAGCACAGGTACTGACCACCCGGCGTGGGCACGAAGGTGCCGGCGTTGGCCTGGAAGGCCACACCCAGCGCATGGGCGTAGTCCCTGACGATTGATAGTGCCATTTACTCCTCCTCGGCCTTGCCACGAGCCACGCTATCGCCCTCTGCGGGCGCTTCCTCGACCGGCGCTGTCTCCTCCACCGGGGCTTCCTCTACGGGTTGCCATGCTTCGGGAGCCTGGTCGGGCGGGGGAACCTCGTCTACTTCCGGCTCCACTTCCGGTTCCGGCTCCTTCTCGTCCTTCTCGTAAGGGGGATCCCACTCGTACAGTCCGGTGCGCACGGCATCCTGCTTGGCACGGTAGTTACCCACCATGCGGTCGGCCACATCCGGGTCCATATCGTTGGGGGGATATGAAGGCGACACGACACCCTTGCCCACGTACTTCAGACCACGGCGAATGGGTTCGCTGCTGTTACTCTTCTTAGCGGCCATAGTTTGGTCCCTCCACCCAGTGTTCTAGTAGTAGCTCAAGGCTCATGCGGCAGGTGCGCCAGACCATCGGGTGGCCGTCGATAACCCCCCAGGTCATGCTGTCTGCCACACCGCCAACAAGTTGCATCGGCATCAGCAGTTGGGACTTACCCTCTTCGTCGGGCAGGTAAGAGTTGGAGTTGACGGCCCTGGTGAAAAGCAGCCCCAGGTCATCGGTCTTCTCCACCATGTCCCCTATCTCCTCGGCCTCGTTGCCCACCACCACCTGTATGCTCACGGTGTGCATATGGGCCTGATACTGGCCCATGGTGGTGGCCGAGTGCGTGGGTTCCACTTTATGCCACTCCCTGGAGTAGATAAGAGTTGTCAGCTCCCCCACTTCGGGTGTGAGTATCGGGGGCATATCCTTACCGGCGTATGCCTTGACCCCATAGTCTTCGCCCAGCACATCATTAAATATCTGGGACAGGCGCTTCAGTGCCACAGACAACTTTGGTCCACTGAAGCCACGATTCTGGTCGTAGTCATGGTCCAGTTTCTTGATGGCCGGTGGCTTGTTGCTTATGGTAACCAACTGCCACCTACAATTCTGGGCCTGCCCATGCCTGCGCCCTCGATAAAGGGCCGCAGCACCTGCTGCACCTCATTGGGCCACGCCCGAACTTCTTCTTGCCAGATGGCCGTGGCTATGCCGGTGCCCTCGGTGCCCCGTTCCTCGATCATCAGCCCCACCGCATAGGCCGACAGTGCTTTGCCGGTCATGCTGCTGGTGGGACCGACCCGTTCCACCCAGCGGTCTATGGGTCCATCCTTGTAGGTTGGGGGCATATGTGGCTCGGTGTCGTACTCCACGAAGGGGAAGATGGGGTCGGTGTTGATGACACCGGCCAGCAGCACCTCACTCTTGGCCGCCAGGGTTGAGACCTCCTCGAAGGCACCAACGATTGGTATGGCGCCGAAGCGCTGCAGATATTCCCGCTCCATACGGCCCTTCATGCGCTTGTTGGTGGCGTCCTTGACCTTGAGCAGTGCCTGGTAGACGCCCTTGCGGGCGGCACCCTGCAGCGCAAGGTAGTTGGGTGCCTCAACCGTGAGCCGTACCTCGCCCCAGTCGCTGATCTTGCGCTCGACGATTATATCCTCGCGGGTGCGCTCACTGGGGTCCACTAGGCCACCCCCACGGCCAGCACCTGTTGCGGCGCCGGTAGATAGTAGCGACAGAGTGGCAGCAGTATGTCGGCATCGGCCATGGGCACATTACTGGTGCCAATGTCCAAAAAGCCGCTCTCCCCACCATAGGAGGTGCGGTGGCGGCGGAACATACGGGTGGTGAGCATCACCCAGGCGTCCACCACGTCGTCGAAGGGTTCGGGGGCCACAGCCCACAGCCCAGTCACCGTCACGTACTGTCCGTTGACCCAGCGTATGGCCAGACCGTTGTCACGGCGCTCAATCAGACGGTAGGCGGTGCGCTCACCGTTCTGTACCAGGCCATAGTCCTGGTTGGAAACCAGCGGCTCCATTGAAGACGACGTGGTGACCGTGACTATACTCAACAGGTCGTCTATCTCCAGCAAACTGGACGCCGGCGCAGGGTAGATTTTAGCCGTGGGCGCAGCCCCGGCAAGCCATTTACGGTTGGTGACACGGGCGCTCTCTATCTCCCTAAGGGCAGCCGCTACCTTGGCCTGCAGGGTCTCATGGTCTTCGGGCTTTAGGACCACTTCTGCCTTGGAGAGGGCCGATTTGGCCCGACCGAGTATTGTATTGGGCCAATCAACACCACTCATGGCTTTAGTACATCCAGTAGTTGGGCTTACCAGACGGGTTGTATGGTGAGCCGATGTAGTCCCGTGGGTCGGGGTAACCGCTGGGCACCGGTATCACCGAGATGGCGTCCAGTCTGGTTACCCTTGCCGAGGTGCCCTCGGCTATGTTGAACTGCTCCAGGCCCTGGATGGCCGAGCGTATACGGGCGTCTATGTTCGCCCGTAACTCCGCCGCCAGCGCTATGGGTATCTCCATGCGCTCGACACGACCGGCGATGCGCTCAAGCTCTATCTGCATCCCTGCCCTGATCACCAGCTGGGCACGGCCCAGGTCGTCCGACGCCTGTCCCTCATGGTCATCCCACAGGGTATCGACGTCGGTGGCCTGGCCTATGACACGGGAGCAGTAGCCCTTGATCTCACGCAAATCGGCCATTTAGACTGCTTCTTCCTCTGCCGGGGCAGGGGTGGCCGCTGCGCTCTGGGCCGCTGCCCTGCGTGCCGCCTGGTTTTCCCTTGCCTTGGCCAGAGCGGCCAACTGGGCTTCGCTCATCTGGCGCTTGGGCGCCGGGGCCGATTTGGTGGTGCCGTTGGCAGGAAGCTGGGTGGGCTGGGGCGGTGCTACCGGGGCAGCATCCTCGCCCAGATACTCCATCTCTGCCGGCGGCTCATCCTGGTTGGCCAGCCAGCGCTCCAGGCGCTCGGCCACGGCCTCGGAAACGTTGACCTCCCCGGCTGCGAAACTCAACTCCTGGAAGGTAACGGGTGCGCTAAGTTTAAGTCTCATTTCTGGTCCACTCCTAGTTAGAGGCTGTTTAGCTGATGGCCTTGATGACCGCCCGACCCTTGTTGTTCAGGATAAGGGGCAGAGACGTCTGCCAGCCCTCCATCTCGGTGCGGGGGGGCTTATTGGAGAAACTCTCCACGTAGTAGGCTTTGCCAGGTCCGGACTGACCGCTGGGCGTGCCGATGCCGGTGTAGCCCAGGATGTTGGAGAGTTCGGTCAGCGGCAGGCCGTCCTGCGCCGGGTCGATGATCGTCTCGTCCTGGTTGGTCGAGGCGAAGAAGGTCATGGCGTTGCGGCGGTGGAAGTAGTGGCTGCTGCTCTCGTCATTGTAGGTCAGGTTGTACGGGGTGATCGGGGGAAGGTCGTCCTCCGCCAGCAGCGCATTTAGCCCCGCCGTGGATACTCGACCACCGGTCTGGGCCACGGTTCCGTCGGGCAGCACACGAAGTGAGTTGGCCCGATTGTACACCGAGGGATTGTTCTGCATGATCGAGATGACCGGCGTGGGGGCCACGATGCCCACGATGGAGCGGCCATCGGCGGCGAACAGGTCACGGACGGTGTAAATGTCCTTGAACGGGTCGCCCGTGGTGGGGTTGCTCCAGGTGGTGGTGGCGTTGAAGATGTAGCCTGCGGCAGCGGCATAACCACCGGTAATGGTCTCACTGTAGCCGTCATCGCCAACCAGAATGACCTGTTCGTCGATGACTGCGTCCCAGCGGTTCTTCTCGTTATGGTCGTTCAAGGGCTGAACCACCATAATGTTGAAGATGCGCTGCACTTCACGGCTGCCCACAACGCTGTCGTTGCGCCGTAGCGCCCTGTTCAGCGTCTCCCAGTCCGGTGCGGTCAGTTCATAACCGGCGTCGCTATCCGCCAGGCTGACCATGAAGCTGGCCTGCTTCATGTTTCCCCGCTTCTGTACGGGGCTGTGGCGGGATGCCGCATTGGCGATGACCGAGCGGAAGGCGATGGCCCACTCGGTGTAGGTGTTCTCATCCACCGTGCGTTCGGGCAGCCAGCGCGGGCCAAGATAGGCACGCTGACCTGTACCGAACTGGGCCATGCGGCTGTTGATCAACATGGAGAATTGCCCATCGGCCTCCATCTGGGCAATCAAATCACCTAGTTCCATATTATGCGGCCCCCAATATCATCCGATAGTAAGTCCTCAGGTAGGTCAGCAGGCCCGCCGCCAGCGAGGCGTAGGCGAACGGCAGCTTGTTGTACTTGATCGTGGCCCCCGGCATGACCAACGTCACACGAGCGTCCACGTCCAGGTTGGGGCAGTCATGATAGGTGAAGCCGATCTCACCCAATGGGGGAATGTCGCCCGTGGCCGCCGGACCCCAGGCGGACGATGCGGCCTGCTCGGCCAATGTGCGCCCAACCAGGGTGCCCGACGGCACACTCTTTATCTTGGTCCCGGCCCAGGTGGCCGTGGAGCCGTTGGCGATGGTGCCGTCCAGCGGGTATACCGTCAGGGTGGTGGCCCCAGCCGCGTGGGCAATCGAGGTACGTGCCACCTGGGCGTTGGTGCCGCCCGAAAAGTCCAGGTAGGCTCCCGCCGGCAGTGGTCCGGGCAGGGCCGTGACGGTTACTGCTGTGTCCCCTGCGGCAATCGAGGCATCGTTCACCGTCACCAAAACGCTGTCCTGGGCGCTCCACTGTGCCGCGTCAAGCATGACCGGGGCACGCAGCAGGATGCGGTCAATGTCGTGGCCGCTCATCGAGGCCAGCCAGACCGGGTTGGTCAGGGTTACCCCCGTAGCACTGAAGTTAGGCATCGATCTTAAGCTCCTTCATCGCCCCCCTGAACTCCTTCAGGGTGTAGTCGTGAACCGGGGCCAGCCCTGCGCCACGACCTTTGGGGGTGTCCAGCACCTGGGCCGCCCCGTCCAACGGGTCGCTCGACAGCCCATGGGGCTGGCTGACCTTGAGGCTCTTCAAGACCGCATCGTATACCGACGGTCCTGCCTCCGCCGCCAGCAGCAGCGCCTCCATGTCCGCTTCCGCCGTACCGGGGGTGCGCTGGGTCAGTTGCAACTCCCTGACCGCCGCCGCTACACGCTCCTTGCGGCGTTCCCGGCGCTCCACTTCCAGTTCCGCCTTCAAGGCTTCCATGGCGCTGTTGTCCGGGGCCACCGTCATTTGCACCGGCACGGTGGATGCCGAGGTGGTGATGATACGGGCCTGGGGTGAGACCCGAACGCCTTCCGGTAGCTCATATGCCTCCAGAGCCTCTACTGCCTGAGCCGACGCTTCGCCCTGCTCAGAGCCGAAGAGGCTGCGGAGGAGGTTCCACTTCCAACCGCTGTTTTCGCTCATAACCTTCTCCTTGCCCGATAGGGCCGCTATACGTGAGGACGGTGGTGGGCCACCCTCTACTCTGCGCTCCAGGGCGGCCAATGTGCCGCCCAAAGTGCCTATGTTGTCGGCCAGCCCACGCTTTATAGCCTGGGGGGCCGTGAAGACCTCGGCCTCGGTGTCACGCACCGCCTCAACGCTCATATTCCTGTTACGAGCAACGCTGCGCACGAATACGCCGTAGGCGTCATCCACCTTCTGCTGGTAGGAAGCCAGTATCTCATCGGTCACCGGCTCATGGGGATTGGTGTCCACCTTATGACTTCCGGCGTACACATTATGGTAGGCCACACCACGCATGGCATCGGCGGCGGTGGCGTCCAGCCGGGTGGCCACGACACCGATTGATCCAAGCATACCGGTGCGGGCCGTGACGATATTCTCGGCTGCTGAAGCCAACGCATAGGCAGCCGAGGCGGAGAACTCATTGACGTAGGCCCAGATGGGCTTTTGGCTGCGGGCCTTATAGATGGCGTCCACGCACTCGAAGCACCCCGCCACCTCCCCACCGGGACTATCCACATCCAATAGGATGCTTTTGACGTCGGGGTCGGCGATGGCCTGGTTAAGGGTAGCGGCGATGGTCTCGTAGGAGGTCATGCCGCTCAGCCCGTCCATGCCGCTGGAGCGCTGCACCAGTGTGCCTTGCACCGGGACCATGGCGGTGGAGCCACGGAGGAGGTAGGGCTTGGGGGTACGGCGCTCACCCCGTGGCTCAGGCAGTTCGCCCGTCTGTAGCCGTGGACCCATGAAGGCAAGTATCTCCTCCAGCTTGGAAGGCTCGATCATAAGCGGGGTGCCATACAATCTGGCTATGATGTGTGGCAGATTAGGCTGCATTGTTACCTCCGGGGGCGGGGCGCTTCTCGGCACCGCTCTTGTTGGGCCGTGCCCCACCACCGGGCTGCTGCACCTGCAGGGGGGCAGGGCGGTTGGAGGGCAGGATGACCGGTTTCTTGGAGGCAGGGAAGCCGATGCGGTTGGCGGTATAGGGGTGCTGGTCCTCCTGCAGCCAACCACTGCTGGTCAATTGGCTGACGGCATTGGCCACCATGGCCCAGTCCTGCGGGGCTATCTCGCCCATCGACACCCAGGGGGTGAGATGGCGCTTATCCTCGCCGAAGTTAATCACGGTGTGGCGAATGGCCAGGTCGCGGCGCAGGGTTGCCCCCAGCCACAGTTTGACCATGAGGACCGTGGTGTCCAGTACGTTTTCATGGACCGACCCACCGCTACTGGTGTAGTGCATACTCTGCTCGGTGGCCATGGTCTGGTCGGTTCCGGCCTTGGCTATCTCCATGTTGGAGAGGTTCAGGAAGCGCTCAAATACCGACCCATCACCGGATACCTGAAACGCTTCGGCCTCATCCTCGGCATCGATCTGGATCACCCCACCGTTGACGTAGCCCTTAACCGCTCTGGCGATGGCCTCGCTACGGGTCATGCGGGTGGTGGTGTTGGTGGCTGCGTCGAAATAATCGGTCTGCAGATTGCCGTTCTTGACCTTGATCTTCACCCCTGGCTGCGCCCATGTGGCGGCATAGGCCATCATCGCCGGGTAGAGGTTGATCTTGTTCCACCACGGGCCGTACATCGGGCGGCACAGGGCGTTGCCACGGGGGTCGTGGTCCTTGACGTCCCAGGCCGAGTGTATCACCCTGCTCATACGGGTTATCCACTCCGGATGCTCCACCAGTTCCTGTACCGTGGGGAAGGCTCCGGTGTCCGGTCGTCTGCCTATGACACCACGCCAGCCGGTGTAGCGGTCCACCACGAAGGCGTAGGACAGATGGGGCTTGACCCGGACCTCGGATAAGAGCTGCATGGGCTTACCACGGTAGGAGCCAGGCTCATACAGTGGTATGGCCAGGCGGTGAGAGACGCCTCTGGCCAGGCCCAAATCGAACAACCACTCCTGCACCGGTCGTTCGCACTGCTCCACCGAGTAGCTGAAACTCTCCGCTATCTCAAGCGCCAATTTGTACTCAGGGTCATCCTCGCCCAGCGTGGGCGGGGGCTGGGACAATAAACGTTCGGTCACTGCGGCCCTGAGCGGATAGGTGATGGTCGAGCGCACCTGGGGGTCCAGCATCATCTTCCAGTAAATGTCCAGCCCGAAGTCGGCCAGTGCGTCGTCATGGGCCGGGGAGAGGATGCGGTTCTTCTCGTACTGGGTGGAGTAGAGTAGCTGGTTGGCCGGGGCAAGGAAGGGGTTGCGCTCGGCAATAATGGGGTCCGAACGCAGGGCACGAGGTGGTCTGTCCAGTGCGGTAATGGCCATGATAGGACACTAGCGCACTACTACACGGTAGTCAATCCCACTGCTGCAGTAAGTGTTCGCTTAGACGCTCATAGTGAACAGACCTGTCCTCTAATAGCGCTGGCCTGCGGCAGTGGGTCTGGTGCTGAGCAGGGCGATGGAGGAAGGAGGCGGGGCACCAAGGGCCAGGAAGTTATGTCCCAGGCTGCCGGCGTCAACGTAATCGATCAGGCCATGGGGGAAACGGGTGAAGTCACCCAGCACCTCATCCACGTCATAAGAACCGTCATCGACGATAACGTACAGCCCACCATTGGCGGAGGCGGCCATGGAGCGTGCCCTGGCCTCCTTATCGCCGGTCACCTTATAAAGCTCAGGCTGGTCAGCGGGGTTGGTGGTGAAGCCGTAGCCAGGACCACGCAGGCGATTGGTGGTCTGTTCGGCTGACTGTTTACCGCCCGAACCAGGCTCCTGTTCATGGAGAACGGTCACCGCCCTGCCGTCGCCTTCATATATAACAGTGCGACCGTTGTCCAGTAGCAAGGGATAGACCGGATAGGGCAGGCCCATGAGGCGGCCATGCAGTGGATACCACAGTGCAGCCTGGGCCGAGCCACCGGCCATGACGTCGATATACTCTTCCCTTTGGTCGGCGCTCCAACGTCCGGCGATGCCATGGCGTATCACGTAGCGCACAGCGGCGAACTCATCGCCCCACATGGCCCTTGCCGCTCCCGGCTCAAGGGAGGACATTAGTAGCGAGGCGCTGCGGGGGCCGCTACCGCCCACGGTCCCGGCCTTATCCCATGGCCTGACGGTGTTAATGATGCCAAGTGATGGCTGGGAATAGACCCGTCTGATACGTTCGACCTTAAAGACACCGCCCTCCTCCTCCACGCCCCATTCGCCCTTAAACTGCTCCCGCTGGGTCAGTTCATCGGCCAACTGCTCGGAGACGTCATAGGAGGCATGGTCGATGCCTGGGTTTTCCCGTCTGATGCCCTGTATATAGAGCCTGCCCCCGAAGTGCTTATCAGGGCGCGGGGGTTGCCAGACCATATAGGATGCCGACCCTTCTATCTCCTTACGGATGCCTTTAGGTGGCGGGGGCAGGAAATAGCCCTGCACGAACTTCTTGGAGGCGCCGCCGGGGTTGGTGTCGGCGTAGGTCTGCACGGCCACCGGCATACCTGGTGGCTTACGCTGGCTTCTGACCAGAAACTGGTAGGGGTTCCAGCGCTCCTTGTCACCTTCGCGGTCAAAGCGGAACTTATAACGGGTCAGCTCCCCCCAGACGAACAGCTGGCGGGGCACGCCCACGTAGTTATCCTCATCGCCCGGTCCGGCCATGTAGCCGAAGGTGATGGTGGAGTTGTACTGGGGCCAATATAGCTCCCTGCGCTCCTCGTTCCACACCACCTCGCCCGACAGCAGATACTCCTTGAGGAACTTACGGGTCTGCCAGATAATGCCCCCGGCCTGGGTAAGCTGCTTCTCGGTCTCCCTGAAGAAGGTGGCGATGTAATCCTCCACCGTGACCGAGGTCAATGCCTTAAAGATGCCCCCATCGGTCTTGCCCGACCCTGCCTGGCCCCCGGCCAATACCTCCCGCTCCTCGGCCATAATCATGGCTATCTGTAGTGGCGAGGGCCAATAGGGAATATACTTGTTAAGCGACATGGCCTGAGCAAGCAGGCACATCTCCTCCTTGGCCTGGGGGGACTTATCGGGCAGGGCCATGACCTTATTCTGCCAGTGGACGTATGGCGGCGGGGGCGCTCTACGGGTCACCTCGGTTCCCCTTCGCTACGCTCACCACGGTTCGCCGCTGCGCTCTCATCATCGTTTTGTGCCTCTACCTCCGCCAGCACCCCGTCGGAGCGCTCGATGGTGGCCAGAGCAGCATGGGAGTAGTCACCGGGGTGGTAGTACATGAAGGGGGCCATCGG